TGGTTGGGAACGCTGAGGGGCCACGACATACTTTCACCGGCAGCCTCGCGCTACCGTCAACCTTCCCCTCAGCTTTGCGGTTTGTTCCAGTGCATGTTTCTGACAAAGCCGTTTGGTTGCAGGTCTGCTATATCACCATCTCTGGTATTGCCGATAGTGTATAGTTCGCTGTACTTGTCGAAAGTCATGTAAGTCACCATGCGCGGCATGGCCCCAACCTTATGACATTCCTTGATGTATGCCTCTCTGGCATCTTGGATGTTGAGATTGTCAGTCATCTCTATCTCTCCGAACTATTTGCACGACGCCATAAAACAGCATGCCCATGCCAGTATACAGGATGCCAATGCCGACCCAAAGATTGTTGCTTGGGTTCTCAGCATACCCTGCACCGGCAGTAGCTATCATCAGTCCTAGGAATACAACGAAGGACCAGAAGAACAGTTGCTTAATTGTCGCCATCATTACCCCCATAAGTTAGGACAAACTTGCGAAACTCTGCTGGGTCCAAGTCACCATTGGCAAGTTCAGTGATGACAGTCACAAGGGTTGATGCCTTGAGGCCGTCAGCCAGATACTGATCCTGCACCTCGTCCTCGGTCACAAGAGGCACGCCACCACAGCGCAAATCAACCTCACGCTGGAACTCACTAAGACTGAGCCAGTCATACGGTGAAGCGTCGATGATGAAGTCGTGCTTCTTCTGACCATTACGATGAACGTAGTGGGTTGCCTTGCGGATACCCTCGTCATCTTCATAGTTGATGCAGGGCTTGTAGGTGAAACCGAGATAGGCGAACTCTGGCGCGTTATCGTGATTGATCATAATTTCCCTTTCTTTCAGCCAGCCGTTTTCACGGTCATAGATCGAATAGGTGCCGTCAGGTTTCCAGACGCCACCGTCCAAAGTGTCGGCAAGCATCAAGGCGTATTGCAGATGCTTGAATTGACCAAGGATGAAGCCGTCTTTCAGAACCTCAAACCTTGGTCCGTCGAGTGATATGCTAGGCATCGCTTACCCTCTCATAGTTGCGGAAGTCATTGGGGCGATCTTCATCAATCATTTGATAGCCCTTGCTCTCCATCTCCTCTCGGATGTGGATGTCCAAGTCAGACATAGACTTGCAACAGTCTACGGCATCACGATAGGCATCAGCAAATGCCTGACAGGTTTTGGCTTGTTCTTCAGTCATTCTCATTCTCCCAAAAGTTACATAGAACTTTTGAGGGCGGCATGGCCGCCCCCAATCTTGTTTAGATGTCGAACTGATCCAGAACATACTTCTTGACCCTGCGATCAAACAGAGCCTTGCAGTCGCCCAGATACTTGTGGAAGGCATGCACGTTGTTTTGTGCATACTTCTTCTCGCTCTCGGTGAAGTCCCAGACAGGCTGCATCTGTGTGCTGTTGCCGTGAACCATGAGCCAGCCATCATCGCGGAAGGCCTTCTTCTGGTGAATACCAAACGCCTTCACCTCAAACACCCTAGTGGTCTCGGTGACGCCGCGAACATCTTTGGGCTTGGCAGACAGAACAAAGCGCAAGCCCTTTGATGAATTGATGATAGGGATACCCCGCTCATACACAGTCTTTGACCAAGCCTGAGACACGGTGACATGGTTGCGCGTCCAGTAGTCGCTGCCGTCAGTGTCTACGCCAACCTCTCTGTCCCCCGCATGCCGCTCACCCTTGATCCACAGATCGAACTTAGACCGTGGGAAGGCGCTGTCGAGGGTAGTACCGGCAGCGCGGCGGGTGTCCTTCTCATGCCGCGCCATTGGGCGATAAGGCTCCACCTCACGACGTTCCAGCCGGATCTTGCGAATGGCTTGAAAAAGGCTGCTAGTGTACTCCCAGAAGGCGTCAGCAGCATCACGGTGAATTTTCCTGAGGTCATCATCGAAGTCATAAGCATCACCAGACATGCGATATCTAGAGCCGCCCTTTAGATGCCGGATGTAGGAATGGGGCGCACCCCATTCCTTCCTTGCCTGTTCGATCTGTTCTGCCGCAAAGGACAGAAACTTGTGTTGTTCTGATGTATACATATCAGTCTCCCATTTTGAGAATGGCCACCTCGCCCCAAGGGGCTTTGTCGGAGCCAATGTCGGTTGATACCCAAAGCACCGGATAGTCCGGCTTGTCGGGGAAGTCGGTGATCCCCAAGTCAGTCAGGACCACCATGTTGTCACAAGGCAGTTGATGCTCATCGACATACTTGAAAGCCGGTGAGATGCGGGTGCCGCCCCTGCCAGCCAGCCCAACCTTTTCGATGACCTCGCCTTGCTCATACCGCTTCACAGTCTGCACCTTAGTGTCGAAGGTGATCACCGTGACAGAGTTGGGCTTGTGTTCATCACTGATGGCGTTGATCTCACCAAGGAAGTGGGACCATTCAGCATCAGTCACAGAGGCTGAACTGTCGCCAAGGATGATGATGTCACCGGCACCCATGCGGTCAACGCTGGGCAGATAGATGCCCTGATTGAACCATGCGTTCTTCTGGGGCCGACGCCATGTGTAGTCGTCAGGCTGGTCACCACCGATGAAACGATGCAGAACATCACGCCAGTCAACCTGTGAGCGGCGCATGACCTGCACAAGCTGATCGATGGCAGCCGGAAGGTTGCCGCGAGACTTGGCAGCATCAGCGGCCATGATGACCTTGATGTCCATCTCAGCCTCGACCTGTTGGGTCTCAGCCTCGGACATCTCGCTGCCGTCCTCGCCCTGCATAGGTATGACCTCACCCCATGCCGGACCATCTTCTGGCACATCATCGTCAGGCATCTCGGCGTAAATCTTCTCAGCCATCCAGCCCTTGAACTTGTTCCATGCGTCCTTGGTGGTGCTGAACAAGCCTTCCTTGGGGATAGAGAAGCCGCTGTCGATCAGGATATCGTTGATGGCGATATCGGTGCAGATGTTCCACTTTTTGTGCTTGCGCTTGCCCATACGCAGCATGTGCTTGAAGACAACGTGCAGCACCTCATGCGCGATCACGCCCATGACATGGTCCTTGTCCAAGCTGTCAACAAAGGCACGGTTCCAGAGAATGGACCGGCCATCTGTCGCCATAGTCGGCACCTTGTCAGTCTCGACAAAGTTGAGACCGGCAGCACATGAGCCAAAGAATGGATGGTGCAGCATCAGTTGCGTCTTGGCCTGTGCAACTTTGAGATTTGCATCAGTCATATCATACTCCCAAAAAGTTAGATGGAACTTTTGAGGGGCGGCGAACCGCCCCTCGAATGGTTACTTGGCGAACAGATCGTGGCCACCGTTGATGATCCACTGCCGGACAGCCTCGGACTTCTTGATCTCAGGGTCACGGTTGCAAGCGTCCTTGAGACAGAAGCCAGCGAACTCTTGCTGATCCAGCCGCTTGAGATAGCGGACGATGTTGCCAGCGTTGCCCTGCGTCATGCGATAGGCCAGACCAGACGCCAGCGCGTACAAGATCATGGCATCCTGCGGCACCTCGGCACCGTCAGGGTTGCTGATGATGCCGTCTAGGTCAGGCATGTTGGCCTTCATCCTGCGGAAGCCAGCGAAATCAGCCGCCGTAGGACGGCCAACCGTGCCAGCAATAGCCTCGGCCTCTGCCACAGGCGGCAGGTTCCATGACAGGATGGTGCTGACGCGATCCCATGATCGGAAGGATGGGTTGGCGTTGGCATCACGGTCAAACTTGACAGCGTTCTCAGGCCGTGCGCGGAGATATGCGGTAACGTCCTCATGCACACCGTTGGCCACCATGAAAGCAATGGCGTCCTCAACATCAGGGTCAATCTCCAAGAACATCAGGCAGTCCTTGAGATGCGACGGCATGTTGTTTGTGCCAGCCCGATCCGACATGCGGTTGCCAGCGGCGCAGATCACGACATTGTGCGGCAACTCAAACTCACCGACGCGCCATTCGTTGATAAGCTGACGCCCGACATTCATGTTGGCGACAGGTGCCTGTGGCAATTCATCCAAGAACAGGACGATCACCTCATAGCTGGCGGCCATCTCGTGTATGCGGCGAAGCCAGAATGGCATCACACGGTGAGCCTCACCGTCGATCAGCGCGATAATTCCGTTCACCTCGGCGGCATCCATCGATGCCAGCGAAAGGATGTACAGGCCCCAGTCACGCTCTGTCGCGATCTGTTGCACCATAGATGTCTTGCCGATACCCATGGTGGCCTCGGCATAAGGTATGGTCCGGTCAGCATCACGGCTTTCGCGGTTGGCGATCTGGCTGTCGAATGAAGCCTCGAAAATAGTCTTAGCAAGTGAAAGTTTCATAACGAAACATCTCCCAAAGGTTGAGGGTTGGTTACACGTCTTGGTTTACGCACTGGGCGTAGTAGGCATCGTAATATTCATCGATCTCTTTCGATGGAACGGCAATAAAGGCCTTGCCTGATTTGATGGTGAAAGGCAGATCGATGTTGAAGCGGCGATACTGCTTCTTTTCCAGATCGAACACGACGATCAGGTGGTCTGGCACATTTTGATCATTCTTGATCACGCCCCAGACAGGACGATGTGAGCCGTCCTGCTTGGTGAAATGACCAGAGAAAAATCTGCCATACCAGCCCGACAGAAGGCGCTCTTTTCTATTCATGCTTTGTCTCCCAAAAGAAGAGGGGGCCAAGGCCCCCATGATTAGAATTGATCGACAACGTCGTTGACGATCTCGTTTTCCTCAGCGACCTTGTCTTTGGCCTTGGCTGAGGCCTCAGCAGCAGCGGCGCGCTGTTCCTTCAACTCGCGCACCTTGTCGTCAAACAGACGCCATTGCTCTTCATCAAAGTCTGAATTGTCGAAGCCGCCGTCTGCCCTCGGCTTGCCGATCAGCTTCTGTGCCAGCTTGGTCACCTCGCAGACACCCTTGTCCTGCTTGACATAGGCGGCCAGCTTGGCCTCGCTGGTGATGCCTTCAGAGGCAAAGGCTGCCCTGATGGCGTCCGGCGTCAGGTTGGATGACTTTTCCCACTCAAACTTGACGACAGCCTTCATGCTGTTTTCATAACGCTTCTTGCCGACAGACTGGCTGTAGGTTGGGCCGTCGTTATCGTTCATCAGAGCGTCTTTGATGTGATTGCCATTGTCGGACAGCTTGCCTTTCCTGATGTTGGTGTCAGGGTCTGTTTTGACGTTGGGCTTCTGGGCAATGACCAGCGGGATGATCTCGGCGTACTGATCAATCACAAGGCCATTCTGAGCCTCACCCAGAACCTTCTTGTTTTCCTTGGCGGCCTTCTCTTGGCCGTGCAGAGATACCAGCTTGGTCAGGGTATCGTTTGCGTTGATGGCGTTATCGACGAGGGTTTGTGCGTTGGTTTTTTTAGGCATGTCAGTCTCCCGAAAAAGGTGTGTGTTTCGCCCATGCTTGGGCCAAGGCCGCACCATGCGGCTCATCAGTACGCCAGCGTCAGGCGTAGACACGGGGCCGAGGCCCCAGTGGTTAGATTGCGTGATATTCGGTCAGGCGCAGGGTGCCTTGCTTGACCAGCTTGTCACCTTCTAGCGTGTAGTACGCATGGAATTTGCGGCCCTTGTAGATGGCATACATGACGTTGTCATAGCCAAACGTGGCGTCATGCTTGGCGATATATTCGCCCAGCGCCTTCAGTGTAGGCTTGAGCGGATAAAGCGTGATCTTGTCTGAACCAGCCTTGAGGCCGTTTGCTGAATACATGTGGCAGTCTCCTACTGGCTGAACTCAAAGCGTTGATTGAAATAGGCAGGGTTGTCAGACTTGGCGATGGCCGCCTTGACATCATCGACATAGACACGCCCGACAAGGCACATCTCCAAGCCGAGGTATGTCGGGATCAGGCCCATGTTGGTCAGGGTCTGGATCGCGTCCTGTCTGTCAGGCGTCATCTTGTCGTCTGCAATTTTTCTAGCCATGCAGGCCTCCTGTTTCGCGGTGTCTCTTCAGGCATGGGTACCAATCCCATGCGACAGGTGCGCGGCCATCACCACCGCGCATTAGTCTCTGCCAGCCCAGCCCCAACCCCGCAACGCGACGCCGAAAGATGTAACTGACATATTGTTGAGTGCCGTACAGAAACTGACCAGAATGGAAAGGCCAGAAACTTGACACTCGTTATCGGCGTATCTGATCTGCAAAAGCTGATCGCGTGTCGCACAAGGGCTGGGGTGATTACCAACCTACCGTAGGCTTTGCCAATCAGGGGCTGACAGGGGTGATCCCCAGTCAATCTGCATTAGCAGATGACTTACAAAGGTGGTTATACAGGAGTAAACGATTGGGACAACCCTTTTATTGCCATCTATGATCATTTTTTTTCATTTATTTTCATATCTGGTCTGTAACCTAGGCTGGAAGCTAAAAACGCCGTTAGCATCTTTTTGGTAGTAAACCACCGGAAAACACCTAAAGCCGCTGTGCGGGCTTCCTAGGGCGATCTAGGGCATGTTGAGGTTTTGGGGTGCGGGGAAAGTTATCGGTAACTTTTCATGGGGTGCCGGATCGGATAGGGTGACCGACAGGCAAAACCGCGAAAGGCCCACCGCCAAGGTGCTGGCATGATCATGGGGATAGGATAATGGGAAAGAATACAGGCAAGGGTAAGGGTAACCATCTCAGGGTGGTAGGGAAGGCAGACAAGCTGACAGCCAAGCAAGAGGCATTTGCCATGCAGGTGGCGAAGGGTGCCATGCTCAGTGAGGCCTACAGGGACTGCTATGCAGCCGACAGCATGCGAGACAGCACCATATGGTCCGAGGCATGCAAGCTGGCACAGAACCCCAAGGTTGCCACAAGGATTAAGGCCATACAGGCTGATATGGAACAGGATCGCCGCACGATAGAGCGCAGGCGAGAAGAGTGGGTTTTGAAAAGGCTGACACAGGAAGCGGATCAGGCAGAGACTGACGGCGCTCGGATCAGGGCCATCGAATTGGTGGGCCGGACCATCGGCATGTTTACTGACAGGATCGAACAGGCTGACGATGCAGAGCGGTCAGCGTCTGACATCGAAGCGGACCTGCGCAAGCGGCTGGACCGTCTGCTGGGTGATGGGTGATTGTTGGTATGCTAACGATCAGATCGTTGGTGTACTAACGATGGGTGTTACCGCCCCCTTTGCCTAGTCACGACACCTTGGACTCCCACCCACCCCCATCCCCCTGTGGCCGACATGCGCCTGCACACGCGCACTACATGAACATCTACTCATCCAATCCCCCTCTCTGGTGAATAGCTATAAAGCCCCTGTAGCGTCCTTAGAGTGTTTTTGGGTATACCCCACCCCTTTGATGCTTTGAGGGTGCCACACGGTCCTTAAAACGCGGTTAAACGGCATTCTATGTGGCTAGGAATCCTAGGGGGGTGGGTATTTCAAAAAAAATTTTTAAAAAGTTCCATGTAACTTACTCATCCTCTGCATAGAGGTTATTGAAGATCTGAGTTGTGTCTAAGGTGTAGTCCAGATCTGACTTTGAGTAGTGGATATGCTGCGATGGCAGGAAGTCTGGTGCGCCTTCGCCTGTTTCAAACCACGCTGGATGTGTCACTCTCACGCGGTTGTTGGGCAATGCGATGATGTTGCCTGTCCACTTTCCTGCATCCAGAAGCTCCATGACATGGCTTTGCTTGTGCTGTGCGGGGTCATCTGCCACTTCGCTGTCAGTGTAGTCTACCGTGAAGAGATACTTGGCGGGGTAGAAGTCGCTGTCCACTTTTGCCAACCAAGGACAAGGTGTGGCCCGATTGAGTGTGTAGACGGAGTGGGTGTGTGACATGCAATCCCATGGCTGGGCGTAGTGGACTGGCATCGGCTCTGGCCAATCTTCAAAGGGGGTGTCCCCCACTAAAGCGGTGATGGGCATTCTGGCCCACATGGCCCCACCATGCACATTCGGCTCATCTTCGTCGTCCGATTCACAGCCTGTGAATATCACCTGAAAACTCAAACACCGATTAGGCATCGTGGTCACTGCAATACACATCGCATGCAGAAACTCACCGTGATACCTCATGTGATTACATGTGTACTCACGCCTGACCCAACATTTGAAGTGATTTATGTTGCTCTGTAAAAAAGGCATCTTTGTCTCCCAAGCCCTTTAATTAATACATTATAATACATTAGTCATATCTATTAAAATATATATATATTATAATATAAGGGCTTTAACTGTCAGAAAGGAAAAATGATGTTAAAAGCGTTTATGAAGACCTTCTTTCCTAGCTTGGTTCAAGGAGAACCCGAAAGGGCTAGGGATGAAAAAGGGAGACTTGTGGGAGACGATAAGAAAACACCTACCTTCAATGAAGCATGGGTTGGTGGCAAGGCTCCCCCAAAAAAGCGGGGACGACCCAAGAAGGTGGTTGAGGCAAGTGCAAACCTTACCCCACCCAAGAGAAAGAGAGGCCGACCCAGAAAGGTGGACGCCGCATAAGGGGATGGTTAAATAGGGAGACTGGGTTTATAGTTTTGGGGGATGTCAGTCTCCCTGCATCCCCGGCGGGTGTAGCGTTCCTTTCCGCTCCCCGCCGTCATTACTTTGGAGGTTGTGAATGAACGATCTTGCTTTGATCAAAGCAAAGATAAACACCCTTCCTGTAGAAGATCAGAAAGAGATGCTCGACCTGATTGTCGAGTTAGAAGAAGCAAAAGAGCGCGAAGAGTCGCGTGTTGATTTCCTGACATTTGTGAAAAAGATGTGGCCTGCCTTTATTGGTGGCAAACATCACGAGATCATGGCAGACGCCTTTGAGCGTGTGGCAAACGGTGAACTGAAGCGTTTGATTATCAACATGCCGCCCCGACACACCAAGTCAGAGTTCGCCTCATACCTGTTTCCGGCATGGTTCCTTGGTAGATACCCAGAGAAGAAGATCATCCAGACGGCACATACTGCCGAACTGGCAGTCGGTTTTGGCCGTAAGGTGAGGAACCTGATAGGTCAGGACGACTTTCAAAGCGTTTTCCCCGGCATCGAATTGTCCTCTGACTCCAAGGCAGCAGGTAGATGGAACACAAACAAGCGCGGTGACTACTTCGCTATCGGTGTTGGTGGTGCCGTGACGGGTAAAGGCGCGGATGTTCTGATTATCGATGACCCACACTCGGAGCAAGAGGCTGCACTCGGCGCTTACAACGGGGAAGTCTACGAGAAAACCTACGAATGGTACACATCCGGTCCCCGACAGCGACTACAACCGGGGGGAGCCATCATCATTGTGATGACAAGGTGGTCCACAAGAGACCTGACAGGCAAAATCATCAAGTCTGTCACCCAAAAAGAGGGTGTTGACGAGTGGGAAGTCATAGAATTACCCGCAATCATGCCGTCTGGCAGGCCTTTGTGGCCAGAATTTTGGCCGATTGAGCAGCTTGAGTCCCTGAAAGCCGAACTTCCCGTCTCAAAATGGTCCGCTCAGTACCAACAGAACCCGACATCGGAAGAAGGTGCGCTGATAAAGCGAGAATGGTGGCAGGATTGGGATAGACCAAACCCACCGCCGTGCGAAGCCATCATACAAAGCTGGGATACAGCGTTTTTGAAGACACAAAGGGCTGATTACAGCGCCTGCACAACATGGGGAGTCTTCTATCACCCAGATGAGAACGGGGATTCGCAGCCAAACCTGATCTTGCTGGACGCATACAAGGAAAAGCTGGAGTTTCCTGATCTCAAAAGAGCGGCGTATGAAAAATACTGGGAATATGAGCCTGACCAGATGATTGTCGAAGCGAAGGCTGCCGGATCTCCGCTGATATTCGAGCTTCGTGCCATGGGCATTCCGGTCACAGAGTTTACACCCTCGCGAGGTCAAGATAAGATAGCTCGCGTGAACGCGGTCAGTGATTTATTTGCGAGTGGCGTTATATGGTGTCCTGCAACTCGGTGGGCTGATGAGGTTATCGAAGAGTGCGCCTCTTTCCCATCTGGAGACCACGATGATTTGGTTGACTCGACTACTCAGGCTCTGTTGAGATTCCGTCAAGGGGGCTGGATCAGAACGACCATGGATGAGTGGGATGATGAACCGACCTACAGAAGGCCGGTTGATTACTATTAAGGGGATTTGAAATGGCAGTCGAAAAGCAAATGACACCATCCGAAGTGGAAGCTGAAGGCACAGAGGCTGTCGAGGTAGAGATTGTCAACCCTGAAGCGGTCTCCATATCCGACAGCGATGGCGCGATGGTGATTGATTTCTCCGGCGACATAGCCGACGAGATCATCGGCCCAGAGCATGACGCCAATCTCGCTGAATACATGGAAGATGCCGATCTGGAAACCTTGGCGTCTGAACTGGTCACAGATTTTGAGAGCGATAAGCAGTCCCGCCGTGATTGGGCCAGAAGCTACACCCGTGGTCTTGATCTCCTTGGAATGAAGATTGAAGAGCGCACTCAGCCTTGGCAGGGTGCTGCTGGCGTGTTCCACCCGCTTCTCACAGAGGCAGTCGTCCGCTTCCAAGCGCAGGCCATGGGGGAGTTGTTCCCGGCATCAGGCCCCGTCCGCACTAAGATTGTCGGACGCAAGGATGTGGAAAAGCAGGAACAGGCCCAGCGCGTCGAAGAGGAAATGAACTATCTCCTGACAGAGAAGATGACTGAATACAGGGACGAGACAGAGCAAATGCTCTTCCGTCTGCCTTTGGCAGGGTCTGCTTTCAAGAAGGTCTACTATGATCCTCTGATGGAACGTCCCGCTGCCATGTTTGTGCCTGCGGAAGACTTCGTTGTGTCATACGGCGCATCTGATCTCGCTACATGCCCACGCTACACGCATGTGATGAAGAAGAACGCAAATGAGATTGTTGAGCTTCAGGTCAACGGTTTCTATCGCGATATCGAACTGCCAGATCCTGAGCCGGACTACTCTGACATTCAGGAGAAGTATGACGAGATAGAGGGTGAAAGCGCAGTCATTGAAGATGATGATCGCCACACAATCCTAGAGGCGCATGTTGATCTGAACATGCCCGAGCCATTTGATGACCCAGATGGTATCGCCCGTCCATATGTTGTTACGCTAGACAAGTCGTCTAAGATCATCCTGTCAGTGAGAAGGAACTGGTATGAGGGAGATCCTAAGAAACGTAAGAGACAACACTTCGTACACTATCGCTACTTACCGGGCCTCGGGTTCTATGGAACGGGCCTTATTCATCTTATTGGCGGTCTTGCTAAGAGCGCCACTTCTATTCTTCGCCAGCTTATTGATGCTGGTACGCTATCGAACCTCCCTGCTGGCCTCAAGGCTAGGGGTCTTCGCATTAAAGGCGATGATTCGCCTCTCATGCCGGGGGAGTTCCGCGATGTGGACGTACCGGGTGGTGCAATTCGGGATTCTATTGCATTCCTTCCTTACAAGGAGCCGTCCTCGGTACTCTATCAACTGCTTGGAAACATCGTTGAAGAGGGGAGACGGGTTGGCTCCGTTGCGGATGTACAGGTTGGAAACCTCAATCCACAGGCCCCAGTAGGCACAACGCTCGCTCTGATGGAGCGCAGCATGAAGGTGATGTCTGGCGTTCAGGCCAGATTGCATGCAGCCCTCAAGCGCGAGCTTGGCTTGCTCGCTGTAGTCATCAAGGACTATATGCCTTCAGAGTATGCCTACGAGATGGATGGTGATTTTGATCGCCGCAAAGACTTTGATGACCGCGTTGATGTTGTTCCGGTATCTGATCCAAACGCAGCAACCATGTCACAGCGTGTTGTCCAGTATCAGGCAGCCCTTCAGTTGGCGCAGCAGGCCCCGAACCTGTACGACATGGGCAAACTGCACAGGCAGATGCTGGAGGTGCTTGGCATCAAGGATGCTGACGAAATCATCAAGCTGCCTGAAGACATCAAGCCGCACGATCCGGTTACAGAGAACATGGCGATGCTGAAGCAGGAGCCGGTCAAAGCGTTCAAGTATCAGGATCACGAGGCTCATATTCAGGTTCATTTGGCTGCGGCACAAGATCCAAAGTTGCAAGAGATTGTCGGGCAAAGCCCGTTTGCTGGCGCTATTCAGGCCGCCATGGCAGCCCATGTCACAGAGCATGTGGCGTTCCAGTATCGTAAAGAGATTGAGAAGAATCTCGGTGTGGGCATGCCGGATGAAGAGAAGCCTCTGCCAGAAGATGTCGAGATCGAAATCTCACGCCTTGCATCTGAAGCGGCTGCAAAGCTGTTGAAGAAGGATCAGGCGGAGATGGCTCAAGAAGAAGCCATGAAGAAGCAGCAAGACCCGCTCACACAAATCCAACAGCGTGAATTGGCGCTGAAGGAAGCGGAGTTTGAGCATAAGAAGCAACTTGATATCGCCAAGTTGCAATCAGATGTTCAGGCGAAAGCTGCAAATGTTGAAGTGCAGAAAGATCGTATCGAGTCTGAAGAGAAGCGCGAAGGCGCTAGACTCGGTGTAAAAATCGCCCAAGACGCAGATGATGCCAGACGAGAGGACATAAGGGATGGCATCGAACTGGGGCGTGAAATAGCAAGGGAGATTGTAGGAAAAGATGAATGAACTTGAAGCAGTAAGACAGAAGATCAGGGAGTATATGAATCACATCGCAGACCACATGGCTGGCGGGGGTTGCGAGGACTACGAGTCCTACATGCGGCTTGTTGGCAAGGTAGAGGCTCTTGCATTAGTGGAAAGAGATGTACTAGATTTGGAAAAACTTCTACAAGAGGACTAATACGGCAACGCCGCAAGGTACTGTGAACCTCAATCACTGCAAGGAAGACAGATGTATTCTGCAACAAAAGAAGTCGATCAGAAGGTCGCAACCAAAATACCAGAGCCTACGGGCTACAAACTCTTGATAAAGCCTTTAGAGGTAAAAGAGAAAACGGACAGCGGCGTTTTTATGCCGGATTCCCTGAAATCAGCAGAGCAGACAGCATCAGTCATTGGCTTCGTCGTCAAGGCTGGTCCTGACGCCTATATGGACAAAGACAAGTTTCCGAATGGCCCGTATTGCCAAGAGGGGGATTTTGTCATCTTCAGATCCTATTCAGGCACCCGCTTCAAGATTGATAAGCAGGAGTTTCGTTTGATCAATGACGATACCGTGGAAGCAGTTGTCGATGACCCAAGAGGATACACAAGAGCATGAGTACAAACCCAGCAGAAAAGTTTGATGATGAGCCTCAAGAGAATGAGGTTGAGATTGTAGATTCCAGTGAACTGGAAATCGACATTGTCGATGATACCCCGCCAGAGGATCGTGATCGTCCAAAACGCAAGGCTGAATCAGAAGAGAAAGCCGAAGATGAAGAGATCAGCAGCTATGGCGAGAATGTTCAGAAGCGCATCAAGCAGATCAAATATGAGTATCACGAGGAGCGCAGGGCCAAAGAGGAAGCCCAGCGTATCCGTGAAGAAGCTGTTTCTTACGCTCAGAAGCTGCAAGAAGAAAACAATAGGCTACGCAAAACTCTGGATGACGGCGAGAACACCCTTGTCGAACAGGCAAAGGGGCGTCTAGAGGCGCAGCTACAACAAGCCAAGGCTGATTACAAACAGGCCTATGAGACCGGAGATCCAGATAAGCTCGTAGATGCTCAAGAGCAACTGACCGCTATCCAGACAGAAAAAATCAGGGTGGATTCCTACAAGCCGAAGAAGAGGCAAGAAGAAGTTCCAACTCCTGAAGCCCCTCGGCAACAGCCAGCACAGCAGCAAAAATATGAAATTGATGACCGCACAAAACAGTGGGCATCAGAGAATCAGTGGTTTGGCCAAGACGAAGAAATGACTGGATTTGCCTTTGGTGTCCATGAAAGGCTAAAAAAGAATGGTATTGATCCAGCAAACCCACAAAGGGTAGAAGAGTATTATAGCGCGGTCGATGAGGCCATGCGCAAAAGGTTTCCAGACAAGTTTGACGAGGTAGAAATTGAGGAAGCACCGCCCCGTCAGACTGGTAACGTGGTTGCCCCCGCTAACAGGAGTGCAAAAAAACCACGCAGAGTGCAACTGACCTCAACTCAAGTCTCACTCGCCAAGAGGCTTGGAGTAACTCCCGAACAATACGCGGCGCAACTTTTGAAGGAGGCATCTAATGGCTGACCGGACACCTCGCTCAAACGAGTCAAGAGACAAGCAAGAGCGCAAGAAGACATGGCAAAGGCCGAGCATGTTGCCTGATCCAGAGCCTCGTGAGGGTGTTGAGTACCGTTGGGTACGCACATCAATCATGGGTGAGACAGACAACAAGAATGTATCGTCCAAGTTCCGAAATGGGTGGACTCCGGTAAAGGCAGAAGATCATCCAGAGTTACAGGTCATACCCGATCACGATTCTCGTTTTCAGGGTAATGTTGAGGTTGGAGGATTGCTACTTTGCGAAAACTCCACAGAGTACGTTGATTCAAGAACTGACGCGCACCAACAGATGAACCAAGATCAACAGGATGCTGTTGATAACAGTTATCTCCGTCAGTCTGATCCACGCATGCCCGTTCTGAATCCAGAGCGCACGACTAAAACATCGTTTGGTAAGTAACCCATACAGGGGCGCTTACCATTGTTAAATGGCTTGATTAGAAGGAGAGACACATGTCTTCAGTAGCCGCTCCCTTCGGTCTGCGCCCGATTGGTCGTCTTGACAGCGGTTCTCTTGAGGCTTTCCGCCAGTACCCGATTGCTTCGGGTTACGGCACTGCGATTGCAACAGGGGATATCGTTCATCTGGTTGACGGTGGCGCAGCCACTACAATCGAAAAGCAGTCCGCCACTGGCGATGATTCGACTGAAATCGATATCGTCGGTATCTTCCTTGGTTGTTCGTACACAGATCCGAACACCAATCAAAAGACGTTCAGCCAGCTTTATCCGGCAAGCACAGCAGCCGATGATATCATGGCGTATGTTGTAGATGATCCGAATGTTCTGTTCACTATCCAAGCGGATGGTGCGCCAGCTAACACGGGCGACATCTATGGCAAGAACACTCTTCTCGTCCAAACTGCTCCTAACACCTCGCTGAAAGTCAGCCGCGTGGCGTTGGACATCTCTGAACTCAGCACGGATGCTCAGAACCCGATTCGGGTTATTGACTATCTGGGCGGTGATCAGGGTGACGAGAAAGGTACGTCTTTCCCGGTTCTGGTGTGTAAGTTTAATTACCACCAGCATACCTCCACCACTGGCTCGGCGTAAGGAGTAGAAAATGGCTATTACACGCGCACAACTCCTGAAAGAGCTACTCCCCGGTCTTAACGCACTGTTTGGTCTTGAGTACGAAAAGTACGAAAACGAGCATGCTGAGATCTACGAAACGGAGAACTCAGAGCGTAGCTTTGAAGAGGAAGTCAAATTATCGGGCTTTGGCGCAGCGCCAGTTAAGCCTGAAGGTTCGGCTATCAGCTTCGATTCCGCGCAAGAGTCGTACACTGCTCGTTACAACCACGAAACGGTTGCTATGGGTTTCTCGGTGACCGAGGAAGCTATGGAAGACAACTTGTACGATGCTCTTTCGGCTCGCTACACCAAGGCTCTTGCACGGGCCATGGCGTACACCAAGCAGGTCAAGGCAGCAGCACTGCTGAACAATGGCTTCACCACTTTCAACTCTGGAGATGGCGTAACCCTGTTCAGCACGGCTCACCCGACTGTAGCTGGTGGCAACAATGCAAACCGTCCTACCACAGATGTTGACCTGAACGAGACATCGCTGGAAGACGCAGTGATCAAGATTGCAGCTTATGTAGATGAGCGTGGTCTTCTGATTGCAGCGCGTCCTCGTAAGCTGATCGTCCCGCCTGCGTTGATGTTTGTGGCGACTCGTTTGCTGGAAACAGATCTGCGTGTCGGCACCGCTGACAACGATCTGAACGCCATCCGCTCTAACGGCTCTATCCCAGAGGGATATCGCGTCAACCACTACCTGACCGATACTGATGCCTTCTTCCTGACAACTGACGTTCCTAACGGAATGAAGCACTTTGTCAGGACGCCTATGGCAACCTCCATGGACGGCGATTTTGATACCGGCAATGTACGGTACAAGGCCCGTGAGCGTTACAGCTTCGGTGTATCCGATCCGCTTGGAATGTTCGGTTCTCGCGGAGGCTGATTCAGTCTTCGGAAAGTTACCTGTAACTTTCTGTGCAAGAAAAATAAGAAGGGCGGTTTCACACCGCCCTTTTTTGTGTATACTTTCCAAGTCCCTGACAGCGAAAGCTGACACTAGCCAAGACAGGAGTACGAAATGGCTAATACCACGTTCAACGGACCAGTCCGTTCTGAGAATGGTTTCAAGACCATTATCAAAAACGCTACGACAGGCGCTCTCACGAATGAGATGACCCTGTCCACATACAGCACTTCCATCACCATCGCGGCTTCCGGCACTGATCATAAAGAGTCGTCAATCGGTATCCCGTCCAACTTTATCCCTATGGGTGTTGCCATTACGGTAACCAGCGCAGCGGCTAACAATGTGAACTTGGTTGACATTGGAACAGACGCTGACACAGATGGCTTTGTTGACGGCATCTCTGTTGCTATCAACGCCACTGGCTTCAAGGGCTTCTTCCCTTGCAATGGTGTGCTTGGCATGTCTGGTGGTGCGACTACTGCTGCCACAGAGACTGCTGATGAGGTCGAGGTTGTAATCTCAGGCGCAGCAGGTGCTGGCGGCGTTATTGCTCTCAAGTTCTTCGGTATCGCATCCGACTCTCCGACTGCTTAGTAGGAGGTCATCATGGCAATGTCTGATGTATTCGCGGTAACCAAGACAGCGGACGCTACGGTGTACGATGGCAGAGTTCGTGTGCGTCAGATCCAAGTCAAGACAGCCGGTTCAGGCAGCCCCCAAGTCGTTCTCAAGGACGGGGGTTCTGGCGGGACAACAAAGTTAGATGTTGCCTTTGGTACATCTAGCACCTTCTCGGTGAATATTCCTGACAACGGAATATTGTTTGAATCTGATGTGTATCTGGATCTGACGGCCTGCTCTAGCGTGACGGTGTTTCTTTCGTAGGGGCAATCATGGCAGAGCGTAAGGCTAAGATGCCCCCCAGAAACAAGAAGAACTTCCGTCCCACAAAGTCCGGCGCTGGCATGACAAAGGCTGGCGTTGCGGCTTACAGGCGTAAAAACCCCGGTAGCAAGCTGAAGACAGCGGTTACAGGCAAGGTAAAACCCGGAAGTGCAGCAGCGAAGCGCAGGAAGTCTTTCTGCGCCCGTTCTGCTGGGCAAATGAAAAAGTTCCCGAAGGCTGCAAAGAATCCAAACAGCAGGCTTCGTCAGGCTAGGAAGAGATGGAAATGCTGAGTTCTAAATTCATAGCCGGAACTTTGTTCGTGTCCGTTGTGGGCATGTGCGCCACTGGCGTCACATGGATATCCTCTACGCTGATAGGCGTGGACAAGAGCGTTGCTGTTATGTCTGTAAAGATCGATGACAACAGTCAGAAGATCGATGAGCTACACAGCATGTTGAAACCAATGTGGGAAGAGTTCACAGGAAGGAGCTACGATGGCAATGTCGCGAGCTTCCATGCAACAGCAGTTAAAGGGGAATAGGATGAAGAAGAAAAAGACAACTGTATTGCCAAAGTCAATAAGACAGTCTTTGGAGGATGCGTATCAGAGCAATCTAAAAGAAGAGAATTTTCTGGCACCTAAAAGGTTTGATCCTAAAGGTGGTATTCCAGTTAAGGACAGTAAAGTCCGCAAGAAAAGAGCCTACAACAGGACTATAAAAGAAAACCCAAAGGCCGTCGCAAGAATTAACAAGAAGGCGCAGCAAAACAAAAATGTTGGCGGTTTCCTAGAGACATTCTCCCCAGCCTACAGCATTGCCAAAGGCAAGGGTCCGATTGGTGAGGCTGTTCGTGGCGGCAAGGGCATGGGCATTCTTGGAATGTTGGCCAGCCAAGCTGACAAGGGAAAGAAAAAGGCTGGCTCAGACGCGATGAAGGCTGACGCCATGGTTGGAGCCGACAGGATGTCTGGTGGTGGCAAGGTGGTGAAGTCAAAGCGCACGCGCTCTATTGACGGCATTGCCACAAGAGGAAAGACCCGTGGCACCCAGCGGTAAGCGCAACTACAGGTCTGAGTACAAGAACTACCAGTCCGCTACGAGCCAGAAGAAGGCTAGGGCTGGCAGGAATACGGCAAGGCGCAAGATGGCGGCTGTCGGGAAGGTGAGAAAGGGTGACGGTAAGGATGTCGCCCACAGGAATGGAAACCCTAGGGACAACAGAAAGTCTAATCTGAAGGTTGTCTCTGCTTCCAAGAACAGGTCTTTTAGGCGCACAAGAACCGCAGGGAAGGCAAACAGGAGAGCATAGGAGGTTCTGATGAGAGCGGCAAAGATGCTCTGCAAGAACAAGAAGAAGCCGGTTGCTTTATCTAAGGGCGGTAGGGTCAAGAATCCTATGGCCAAAGAGTTAGGGCAGGGCAAGTTTCGTCCTAGTGTAGTGAAGCCTAAGAAAGGAAAGGGTTCTTACACTAGAAAGGGCAAGGTTGCTGGGTATTCATCTGGGGGCAAGACAAAGTCCAAGGTGAATGAGGCTGGCAACTACACAAAACCGGGCATGCGTAAACGGCTCTTCAACAGGATCAAGGCTGGCGGAAAGGGTGGCGCTCCGGGTCAGTGGTCGGCCAGAAAAGCTCAAATGCTTGCGTCTGCCTATAAAAAGGCAGGAGGAGGTTACAAAGATTAGCGATGAAGCATGCTTTTCTCCTCTTCGTTTTCTTGGGCGTTGGGGAGGACAAGAAGCTCGTTAGCAATGATATGTATTTCGCGGATTTAAACGAGTGTGTTTATTTTTCGCAAAAGCTACACAAACAGGGAGAAAACATAACGTCATATTGTCTGCCTAAGATGGTGGATGAGAATGTAAGGATTTACTAATGGACCCAATATCTGCAATGGCAACTGCCTCGGCGGCCTTTTCCGCCTTGAAAAAAGGCTTTGCTATTGGCCGTGATATCGAGTCTATGGCAAGCGATCTGTCAAGGTGGATGGGTGCGCTTTCCGATCTAGATCAGGCCGAAAAAGAGGCCAAAAACCCCCCTATATTTAAGAAGTTGTTTGGCGGCCAGTCGGTTGAGCAAGAGGCTATCACCGCTTTTACAAACAAGCAAAAGGCCCAGCAGCAGCGATATGAGTTACAGCAATGGATTAGTCTCACCATGGGCAAATCCAAGTGGGAAGAGCTTGTCCGAATGGAAGGGCAAATACGCAAGCGCAGGCAAGAAACGCTTTACAGGCAAAGAGAGAGACGACGTAAGTTCGTGGAGATTGTCGCTTGGATTGTGATGATAGGTGCGGGAATTGCTGTTCTTACGTCATTTGTTTTGCTTCTCAAGTCACACAGTGCAAATGCAGAGACTTACCCAGAGTATGTGATGTGCCGCCTCAAGGGGTGTGACATCATAGACGACAAGCGTGTTTGTATATATGCTGGTCCGAACAACACTATTGACAGCGTATGGATGGACCCCTCTGAGTATTCGCCAAGAGAGATACAGTGCAAGTACAAGCCGAATGAGAAAAAGCCGCCAACTTTGAGGGAGACGTTGGAGGCGATTAGGAAATCGAGACAGTGACATGCCTTTGAAGAAATCACAGAGAAGTCTGAAGTCTTGGACGAAACAGAAGTGGAGGACAAAAAGTGGGAAGCCGTCCACTCAGGGTCCAAAAGCTACCGGGGAAAGATATCTACCGGCTAGTGCCATCAAGTCACTTTCGTCGAAAGAGTATGCGGCAACGACTAGGGCAAAGCGGAAAGCTAAAAAAGCGGGGAAGCAATTCTCAAGGCAGCCCAAAAAGATTGCCGCCAAGACCAGAGCGCACAGGAGAACTAGCTAATGTCAGTAGTGACGCCTGATCTTCCAGAAATATTTGAAGAAGCCTTTGAGAGGGCTGGCCTTCAAATGACTACGGGATACGATCTCAAGACAGCCCGAAGAAGCCTCAACCTATTAACACTGGAGTGGCAGAACCGTGGACTTAATCTCTGGACTATTGAGTCTGGTACACAGGCTCTTACGGCGGGTACGGCATCTTACACGATGCCTACAGATACTATTGATCTCATTGAGCATCAGATTAGAACGGGGAGTGGCACATCTCAACTCGACACTAACGTCACTCGTATTAGCGTTTCAACGTATGCTCAACAAGGCTCAAAGAACACTCAGGGCCGTCCTAACCAGATTTATGTAGACCGACAGGCGACACAGGTTGTGGTCACTCTGTGGCCCGTTCCTGATGTCAACACATACACTCTGGCCTACTACAGGCTGAAGGGTATATCAGGGGTGTCCTCTGGTATCGGGACTACGGCAGATATGCCGCCAAGGTTTGTGCCTTGTCTTGCGGCTGGATTGGCTTACTACATTGCGATGAAGAAGCCTGAAGTGGCGGGCCGTGTGGCACCGCTTAAACAAGAGTATGAGTTCCAGTTTGAACTAGCGGCAAACGAGGATACAGACTCATCATCAATCAAGTTCGTGCCATACAACACATTCTACGCAGGAGGCTGAGATGCCAACATACAGAACTAAAACGGGCAGCAAGATCAAAGAAAAGAAGCCTATACCAAGGATCACACAAAAACTTCTCGGAATGAAAAATGTTCGTAAGACAGCTAAAAAGAAAGCTGGTGGCCCCATGAAAAAGAAGGGCTACGCCATGGGTGGTGCCATGAAGAAAAAAGGCATGAAGAAGGGCGGAAAGCTCAAGATGGTTACCAATGATCAGGGTCAAAAGGTTCCGTTCTTCGCTGCTGACGGCAAAGGCAAGATGGCCAAAGGCGGTATGATGAAGAAGAAGGGCTACGCCATGGGCGGGGCTATGAAGAAGAAGGGCATGAAAAAAGGCGGCATGATGAAGAAGAAAGGTTATGCCAAAGGCGGATCTGTAAAGGTCAAGTCTGGCGACACCCTGTCTCAGATTGCAAAGTCTAGAGGCATGACCGTCAAAGCCCTGCTTGACGCAAACCCCGGCATTAAGAACGCAAACATGATCCGTGTAGGACAGAGCATCAAGATACCGGGCGCTGCTGCTGGCGCTGGCGCTAAGTCAAAGAATCCTTTCAAGGGCATGACGAGGACGCAGATGGCCATGCTTGGCTCTAAGGATAAGGGCAAGCAGAGGGCGGCTACGAGTGGAGCTAGGGCGCAGACAAGGACAACCCCCACCAGTGCAGCCAAGGTCAAGGCATCTAAGGACGGCACTGCTTCGGCAATGGCTAAAGCTCGCGCTCGTCGTGGGGCTGCTAAGAAGGTTCCGATGCCAACACCGAAGCCAGCAAAGCCCAAGGTCAGCCGCCGCACAGGCAGAAAGGCCATGGGCGGTATGATGAAGAAAAAAGGCATGTCCAAGGGCGGCGCTATGAAGAGGTCAAAGGGCGGCACTGTTCGTGGTGCAGGCGCGGCGACCAGAGGCAAGAGGTTTGGTAGAGCCGGATAATAATGGCAAACGCTAGGGGTAAATACGCATTTGGTTTTTGCGACAGGACAGGGTTCAGATACTCTCTGGATCAGCTTGTTGACGAGTACCAGAATGGCGTGAAGACCGGCCTCAAGGTTGGCTTTGATGTCGTCGATCCTGATCATCCTCAGAACTTTCTGGGGAGAGTCAGGGTCGATGACCCTCAATCGTTGAGGGAGCCAAGGCCAGAAAACAAGATAGAGGGTGTGGATATAAGATTCCCCACCTTCAATCTTGAGACTATTGAGTCCATACCAATTCCAATAATGAACGCTTTTGCGGGCGTGGTTACCACCAGTGGCACAACCACTGTTCAGCCGATCAGCGTGACGTTGCCTAGTGTTTCAGCGACTGTATCTTTGGGAACCATATCAGCACAAGGCTCCATAGCCGTAAGCGTCTCTCTCACTGGCGTATCATCCACCGTTTCGCTTGGAACCATCTCTGTAAGCGCAGGCGTTACAACGTATGCAGTCACTGTGGCGTCCTACTATGGGGCAAACAAGTATTACATCGATGGTGTCCGCCAAGCGACCGTCAACCTCAGTGAGGGAAGCACATATAGATTTGATCAGTCTGACAATACAAACTCTGGGCATCCTCTCAGATTTTCTACAACATCTAACGGCACACATGCCGGGGGTAGCGAGTACACTACGGGAGTGACAACCAATGGTGTGCCGGGTAACGCTGGGGCGTACACACAGATCACAGTGGCGGTTGGCGCTCCCACTTTGTATTATTACTGCACACAACATAGTGGCATGGGCGGAACTGCAAACACGCCGTAGGAGAAGAAAATGGCTATCACAACAGCAGTCTGTACGAGTTTTAAGAAAGAGCTTCTTGAAGGCGTACACAACTTTGCAGGCGGGGGCGATACATTCAAGGTGGCGCTCTACACCAGCAGCGCAACGCTTGGCGCATCTACCACTGCGTACAGCACAAACAACGAGGTAAGTGGGACTGGATATAGCGCAGGCGGAGCAACCCTGACTGCCGTAGCCCCAACCACCAGCGGCACAACAGCATACATTGATTTCAATGATGTGACGTTCTCAAGCTCTACAATCACGGCTCGTGGATGCCTGATATACAACAGCACTGACTCAAACAAAGCGGTTGCTGTGTTTGACTTTGGGTCTGATCAGGCGTCAAGTAGCTCTAACTTTACAATCACATTCCCAACTGGTGATGCGAACAATGCCATTGTAAGGATAGCCTGATGTCGTTCACTTACGCGCAACTCAAGACAGCCATTCAGGATTTCACTGAAAACACGGAAACGTCATTCGTGACGAATCTGCCTGTGTTCATCAGGTCGGCTGAGGAGCGCATACTCAAGTCCGTGGATTTGGACAACTTTAGAAAGAACGCAACATCTGCGACGACTAATGGAGATGAGTACATATCCATGCCATCTGATTTTTTGGCACCGTTCTCATTCTTCATCAGCACCGTTGGTTCTGAGGGCTTTCTTTTAGAGAAGGATGTGAACTTCATCAGAGAGGCATACCCCAACAGAGCCACTACAGCCCTGCCAAAATACTACGGCATATTCGATGCAAAGGCTGATGCCAGCGGAAATGTTACCGGTAACTTTATTCTTGGCCCAACGCCCAACTCAAACTATGCAGTTGAGTTGCATTACTTTTATAGACCGGCCAGTCTTACATCAGGGTCTGATTCAAGCTATAGTTGGCTGAGTGACAACGCGCCAAACGCTTTATTGTACGCCTCAATAATAGAGGCATATACATACATGAAGGGCGAGACAGATCTGATCCAGTTGTACGAGGGACGATATGCGGAGAGTCTGGGCAGACTAAAAGACCTAGCTGAGGCTCGTGAAAATGACGACGCTTACAGGCAGGGATTGCCTAGAATGCCACGGACATAAGGAGTAGATCATGGCAACCTCAAATGCAGCAACCACATATCTTGAGCATCGGTTGCTAAACTTTTTGTTCAAGAACAACGCAATCAGTTTTGCCTCACCCGGCAACAGTATCTATGTCGGCCTTGCAACCGCTGTATCTAACGCAGAAGCAGGCACCCTGACAGAGGTAAACACCTCGACGCAGGATTCTAACTATGCGCGACAGCAGGTCAACGCAGCGGGCTGGACACTGGCTTCTTCTTCTACAGATCAGCAGACTGTAGTGAACGCTGCAAACATAGAGTTCGCTGCTTCAAGCGGCGGGGCCACCTATACCGTAACACATGCTTTCATCGCAGACGCAGCAACCAGTGGTAACATCCTGTTTGTCGGTGCGCTGGACGCATCTAAGGCGATTGCATCGGGTGATATCTTCCGTATCAATGCGGGGAATCTAACTATCGAGTTGAAGTAAATGGCACTTGTTCTCAAAGATCGTCTGAAGGAGACCACTACAACCACCGGCACTGGCACTTATACACTAGCTGGTGCCGTTACTGGTTTTGAGGCTTTCTCTCAGATTGGCAACGGGAACACGACCTATTACTGCTGCACGGATGGTACAGACTTTGAGATCGGAATCGGAACATATGCGTCGTCAGGCACGACGTTGGCTCGCACCACGATCCTACAAAGCTCTAACAGTGACAATGCTGTTAGCTGGTCCTCTGGTACGCGCACTGTCTTCTGTACGCTGCCTGCTGAAAAGATGATCTTCAATGATGCTAGTAATGTGGCGCAAAACTTTACAGAGCAAGATCCGAATGCGTTAGCGTTCGCGATAGCGTTAGGATAGTGACATGGCAAATGCGTTTAAGACTTTCACAGACACGGCGGTAGGCACCGGAAACGCAGATGTCTACACCTGCCCATCTGCCACCGAGACAACCATCATTGGCTTGAACATAGCCAACATCCTGACCGTTTCTATCACAGTCAATGTCCAGCTTATCAACAACGACGGCGACAATGTCCATATCGTCAAGTCGGCTATCGTGCCTGTAGGCTCGTCGCTGGTTGCGGCGGGTGGCGACCAGAAGATTGTGATGAACGCGAGTGATATCCTACGGATTACCGCAAGTCAGGCGTCAGCCGCTGATGTAACCCTGTCGGTACTGGAGATAACCTGATGGCGCTATCTACTGTATCAACAAATCAGCTTACAGACGCGACGGTCAAGAACGAGGACATGCAGGCCAGCACGGCGGCAAACCCGTTCCGCACTAACGCCACCAGCATCACTAGCGACCTAACGATTGCATCGACAGAGAACGCCGGATGCTTTGGCCCGATTACCGTGTCCGCGACGATTACGATTAACGGAGTGCTGACCATTGTCTAGTCGTATTTTGGTTGATGAGATTTTTGGCAAGACCGCGAACACAACCGCGTTGACGATTGATAGCACGGGTCGTGTACAGATGCCCGTTGTTCCGGCTTGGAGAGTGGGGAAAACGAGTAACCAAGATGTTTCGGCAACCGGTGATACACTTATCACATTTAATGAAACTGACACCGATAACTGTTTTTTACAGGGGGGCGTAACGCTTTCTTCTAATGTAGTAACAGTACCTGTTGCTGGTGTTTATCAAGTCAATTTTGTATGTAGGGTTGATGGTATAGGGTCTGGGTATGTTGTTGCCAGACTGCAAAAAAACGCAGTGGCTTCTGGGAACTCTGACACTTACTGCATTGTGGGCGATGGAGCAAGCGGCAACTATGAAAATCTAACCATGTCAGATGTTTTCAAGGCTGATGCAGGTGACAACTTTAGGGTCCTCTTTTACGCAAGCAATGATAACGCATACACCATAAATAACAACACTACTTTCAGTGGGCATTTGGTGGGTTAGACATGGCATCTGAAATCGGCGTACAGACAATACAGCATACGAATGGGACCGACGCGATGACCATCGACTCGTCTGGTCGTATTAACCAGCCAGCAAAGCCCATAATGTCCTGCAAGTCAGATAATGGAGCCACTAACCTCACAAGCACAGGCATGTGGTGGAGAGACAGCGTAAACGGCGGCACCACTTTTCTCGTTAACCAAGGCGGCATCACTCACAATGGTTCTGATGGCAAATTTACATTACCTGTGACCGGCATTTACAGGCTCGAATATCACTCAATGCTTCTTGGCAATGGCAGTCAAGTGCAATGGAGATGGCTCAAAAATGGCAGTAATACGCTGCTAAGATTTATAGGTCGGGGAGTAGATAACTCTAATTGGACTCCATTTGATGGCACGTTTGTCGGTTCGTTTAGTGCGGGAGATTACATCCAACAAGAATTTACTCAAGTTGGTCTAACGTATGATGTGCATGGTCAGACTTATGAAAACTTTAGTATTGAGATGATTGGATAAGCCATGACCGGAATCATCAAGGTAGACACCATACAGAACAACGCCGGGACCACGGGCCTGACGATTGACTCGTCAGGTAATGTCACGCTGAACAAGGGCATAAACTCTACACTGCAAATTGCCGTGTTTAATCGTCACTCGTTAGATACTCATACGGCTCGTGAATTTAGAGACCGACCCTTTGACAGAATAGCAAGCGGCAGTATTACCGGAGCGAGTGTGAATAGCTCAGGTCATGCTGTATTACCAGCGGGGACATACTTCATACAATATACGGCTAGTTGTGTGACAAGCTCCGGCGCACAGGGAGAAACACTGAGTAGGCTTTATGATAAAGCTGCAAGCGCGATAGTTGCAGAGTCATATTCAGTAAGACAGACTCAGGCGCAACAATCGACTGTTTCAACTCTTAATCATGGGTCTGTCCATGTTACTTTTTCTTCTGAGGCAAGGATAGTTGTTCAAACAATCGCTGAAAATGGTGCTTGGCAAGATGTGAATTATTTTGACCAAACTCCGGGCAGTTCTCTTGACGCAGAGGATTCTCGGATAAGCGTACAAATGACAGTGATGAAGTTAGCATAATGGCATACATCGGCAAGGCACCAAACACAGCTATAGTAAATCAAGCGACGAGCCAGAGCTTCAGCGGCAACGGTTCGACCACTGCGTTTACGCTGACTAGGTCTGTCAATGTAGGCGAAGACCTTGAGGTGTTTGTCAACAACGTCCAGCAGGAACCGGGGTCCGGCAAGTCCTACACCGCATCCGGTACAACATTGACGTTTGACGAGGCACCGCCGTCCGGCACCAACAACGTGTACGTCATCTACCGTGGTGAAGCGACCATCAACCCGCGCCTAGAGCATGATGCCAATAACCCATTGGCGGCGACGACGGGTACATTTAACCGCACAGGCACTGAAGGTTCTGCTCTTACATTACAAAAAGACGGAACGACATTCGGCACACTTGGTGTTGACGGCTCTGACTTAGTGATTGATGGCCCATCTGGGCATACAGGTTTGCGTATGACAACCAGCGGCCTGCTGCCTCGTCAGAATGGTGCAATTATTGACAACACCATTGACTTGGGAAGCGGGGCTTACCGCTACAACGACCTGTATCTTGGCGGTGGGTTGTATGTCGGCGGAACCGGCACTGCCAACCATTTCGACGATTACGAAGAAGGCGAATTTGACATAACCACGGCAAGGAGTGGAGTTACCGGCACTGATGTCCGTCCCACTATAACCGGACAGTACGTTAAAATCGGGCGAATGGTGTTTATTGATTTCACTCAGAAGAACAGCACCGCTCCATACACCCGAAATGGAGACACCGGATACGCCTCTGGTCAATCTTTGACAATCACCAGTAATCTTCCATTTACTCCAGCCTCAAGCAACTCAGAACGCTTGGGGTGGTCACGCTCATTATCCGATTACGACAGCCTAGCTGTTGGATTTAGAAATGGCTCAACGACCATTTACCTTGGAACTGGCGATGACAACAACTATGTCGCACACAATAACGCAACGACATCTAACAATCAGTCAAACGTCACCATTCAGTGTCAGTTCTGCTATTTTACCACATCGTAAGAGAAAGCCATGACCCTTAGCAAAAATGTAATCACTGACAAGATTGAGATGGTCGATACCGGCCTCGGGTGGCATATAGTTCAGGTCAGAGAAGCACACGTTATCACTGAAGACGGTGTTGAGGTGTCCAGAACGAACCGCCGCTACTCAATTAACCCTACTGATTCGTGGACAAGTTACCCCGCTGATGTTCAGTCGATTTGCGCGGTAGCTCACACTGATGCGCGGAAAGCGGCGTACACTGCGTATCTCAACGACGATGGTGAAGGCGATGCCACTGAGTAAAATTGTAGCAAACTCCATCACAGACAACACGATTACCACGGACCAGATTGCTGTTAACTCTGTGCATGGTCGGCGTAATCTTGTCGATAACTCTATGTTTAGTATTGCCCAGAGGGGAACGTCGATAACAAGTGTGGGCGTTGATACATACTCGTTAGACCGCTGGAAGCAGTGGGCGTCTAGCGGTGGAGAAGGCGGTCGATCTACCGTTACTCAAGAGGCGATTACTGACCTCGCAAACATACCCACTGCTATGAAAATTCAAGTGACGACAGCAGATACATCCGTAGGAGCAACTGACGCTCTTGCAATGATGCAAAGGCTTGAGGCTCAAGACATCCTGCATTTAGGCATCGGCACATCAAACTCTAAGCCACTCACCCTGTCTTTTTATGCAAAAGCACCCACTGGTGGTGGGACTTACTGTGCAGGCATCGCTATGAGTGGCGGCGGTAAATACTTGGAAGAAGTCACTATCGGCACATCTTGGCAACGCCATGAGATAAACATTCCGGCAACGACTACATCTTCTCATGCAACTACCTCTACCGGCACAGCCACTGGTCTGCAACTATTCCTTACTTTAGTAGCAGGAACTTCAAGGGATGGCGCAACTAGCGGGGCATGGGACACTGTGCCAAATGATGTGGGAACAACAAATCAAACTAATTTCTACGCATCCACCTCTAATAATTTGTTTATTACTGGATTTCAATTAGAGGCTGGCTCTCAAGCTACACCTCTAGAGCAGCGTTCGTTTCCAGACGAACTGCACCGCTGCAAACGCTATTTCCAAAAAACATTTAACTATGCCACTGCACCAGAGAATGGTGGCGCATCCGGCGTTAGCTATAACGGTGGTTTGCTTGGATATTCTGGAACCAATAACAACGGTGCGTTGACAGGTTTTTGGCAGTTTAGCCCAGAGATGAGGGCAACCCCAACCATAACGAGATATGGCAACAGTAGCGGCCATTGGGGCTATATGACCGCTCCAAACTCATCAACCAGTTTTTCGGCTGGGTCTGGCTACATATCAAACGCCAAAGCCAGCGGCATCAACTTCGGACAAAACATATCCGGTGACACACACATTTTTGGTTTTGGTCATGCAACCGCGAGGGCCGAGCCATGAGTGAGTTTACAAACGTGAAAAAGCATCTCGGCATGAGTGGTGATGTGATTGGCTACGCCTGTACCCTTGATGGCGAAGATAATGTGTTTGTGCCTATCGATGAGGACAACACAGAGTATGTTTACTTGAAAAGTAAAATTGACGCTGGTGACATCACGCCAGCAGACGCTGACCCGTTGGTCACATAGGAGAGGGCTGACTAATGGCCTATATCGGCGTAGATCCAAATCTAGGTGACATCACCTTTCAGAGATTTACTGGCACCGGCAGCGCGACGGCGTTTACGCTGGCGCAGAGCGTCGTGTCCGGCGAGGCAATGCTTGTAACGATTGGTAACATTGTGCAAGAGCCGGGGGTTGGCAAGGCGTATACGGCGCAGGGCAATACCCTGACATTCTCTTCTCCTCCTGCTAATGGCGACGTAATCACTGTGCGTTTCTTTGGCCGCGCTGTGGATCAGCCGACCAGCTACGCTATGCAGCTATTTAAATATGTGGCAACCAGTAACCAGACGGCATTTACGGGGGCAGATGCAAATGGTGCGATTCTGGCTTTTAGTGGTGACGATGTTGATGTTTACCTTAACGGGGTGCATCTGGACAGTTCAGACTTCACGGCCAGCAACGGAGATACAATCACACTCGGTTCAGGTGCCGCGACTAATGATGAGTTGGTGATCCGAGCGTTTCGTGCGTTCACGGTTACTGACACAGTATCAAAGTCGTCCGGCGGCACGTTTGCTGGTGAGATTACTGCAACGTCCTTTCAGACCACGAACACGACAGTGGACACGGCAGGATTCCGCACCAGCGACCAGACCATCAGCGAGAACACCACCATCGCTGCCACGAAGAATGCCCTTGGCATCGGACCACTTACGATTGCTGATGGCGTAACAGTAACGATTGCCAGCGGTGGCAATCTGACAATCCTGTGAGGCGCGTATGGCTTCGATTCTAAATGTAGACAAGATTAGGGCGACGGGCAGCACGACGGATGGTTTGGTTATTGACTCGTCTGGCAACGTAAAAATTAAAAACATTTACGTTGCCGCCGGTTTAAGTAGCCTTCAAAACCTGACAGATGACACCTTTACGGTTGTTCAATTTAACACGGAAATAGCGTCTAACGGCCTGTCTTGGGACACCTCTAATTATAAATGCACATTCAGTGCAGCAAATGCCGGTACATACGCAATTACGGTTGGCATAGCTTTTTTCAGTTCAACGAATACTTATCAAGAGGCTCAAATTAAGCCTATGAAAAATTCAAGTGCAATTTGTAATACCCTTTGTTTAGTCAACGGGCAGAGTGGGGGAACCACGTTGGGCGCAGTTCGCCACTTTGCAGGGTATTCCCATTCAGTAGCTACTTTCGCTTCTGGGGATGAGTTCAGTGTTCAAGCCTTGCTTGAGGTTGGTTCTGGTAACGCTGATGTTCACGAGAGGCAGTATGGAACTGAACTTCTCTTGACGAGGCTGGGTGATTAATATGAGTACACTATTCGTAGACACCATCAACGAGAAGACCAGCGGCAACGGGGTGGCTATTCCGGGGCATGTACTTCAGGTTGTAAATGTAACAAATACGACTCAATACAGTGGAAGCAATCAAGATGTTCTCACTTATTTATTCCAAGTAGCACTGACGCCAAAACAAAATAATTCTAAATACCTTGTTCATTTAGGTGTTTCAGGAATAAGTAATGGCGGCAGTGGCCGTCTCCACACTAGGGTATACCACAATGAAACCAGTGGAGACGCATCCGGCACAAACATTATTTCTTTGCAACTTGCGGAACCGGGGGCTGGAACATCTCATTTGGACGGGGCTGGGGGTGCGACATTGGTAAATTCCTCTGGGAATACTAACACGCAGTATTTTAAGGTGTGTGCGGTAAAGGGAGATAGCTCTACCACATGGTATGTTAGTCAGTACAACTCCACCTGCACTGTTACGGTCATGGAGATTGCCCAATGAGCAGCATACTGAAGGTCTCCGAAATCCAAGATCCGACCAACGGGAACAGTGCGCTGACGGTTGATTCGTCTGGTCAAGTAGTATTGCCGCAAAATAAAGTTGCCTTTCAGGCCCAGAGGTCGGGAAGTTTAACAGGTTACGACGGGCAAGCCGTAGCTAATGCGATTGTTTTTAACAATGAAATTTATGACATAGGCGGAAACTACAATCCGACGACGGGTTTATTCACGGCCCCGGTCGATGGCATGTACACCTTTTATGGAACTGTGTATGCGGATGCGGTGGTATTACAGCTATGGCCTCTTTTGAACAATGCTAGGATAGCAAGTATAGGTATTAACACTGCCGCAGCCGGTGGAGGGGTAACCTTGGGTTCGGCTGTAATAAAAATGGACGCAAATGATACCCTCGGATTAAAGGCTTATACAGCAAGCTCTAGTAGGACTATTTATGAAAACGCTCTGCATACCGTGTTCACAGGGTGCCTGACATTACCGTTATAGGAGGCTGACATGGCAACAGTAGCAGACGCAATTGTAGCTCTCATCCCTGACGAACAGTGGGTGCTTCGTGGTGAGCCGACCACAGAGGGCGAGTTTAATGCCATGTTCCGCCGCGTCATCGGCGTGGACGGGAACGGCAGCGCAGTCGAGTCCGACAACCCTGACAACTGGGGTGTATCGTGGACCACGGTCTCTGCGAAGAAGGCCGAGCTTGATGCTGCCGAGCCGCTGAAGCTGCTTCGTGAAGAGCGGAACCGCCGCCTTGCAGAAACAGATTGGTGGGCCTTGGCGGATCTGACCATGTCACAAGCGCAGTGGGACTACCGTCAGGCGCTGCGTGACATTACCAAAAGCTACAGCAGTCTTGATGACGTAGTGTGGCCGACGAAGCCGGAGTAAGCGATGAGTAACGCTCGTAAACTTGCAAATCTGCTGGGAACAAGCACTACCGTTCCATCTTCTAAGCTGTCTCTTGTAACTAGCGATTTACCTGCTGGCTCCATTTTGCAGGTTCAGAATGTTGAGTTTACGCAACGTCATCACATAAATACGAATAGCAGGACGGGTCTTAGTGGGCAGTATGCCGTGTCGATTACCCCTACTTCTTCGTCTAACAAAATTTTAGTTCAGACAAATATTAACTGTATTGTCTATAACACAAACGGAGTCAGAGCCGTTTTGGTACGCAATCCGTCTGGTGGAAGTGCTGTCGATGCATCCCAGCTTGGTTGGTATAATAATGGCGCTACATGGAAGCCCCTTAATACAAATTTCTGTCACCTTGACTCACCAGCTACGACTTCAGCAGTGACTTACTATGTCGAGTGGAGGATCGAAACAGGAGGAGGGAGTCCGGGTGGTATTTATGTAAATTACGCAAATACCAATGCAGGTTTCACCACTATGAACGATAGCCGTGCCACCATCACTGTGATGGAGGTTGCTGTTTAATGTTCGGCGTTCACGGCATATCAGAAAGAGCGATAGCTGATCAGGGTATCCTGTTGTTCGGCACTGAATCTGTGAGCGCAAACTTCACGCAGACCACCTCGCAGAACTTTATATCGCCAGCGTCGTTGGACATGATTGGCGACTCGGTGTTTTCTGCATTTGCCGCTGGCACAGCGGCTGGCGTTCTAACACTTGATGCTAACTTCTCGCAGTCGTCTGCTGCAAACCGCATACGTCAGACTGACGCCGACATGATCGCGCAGTTCGATCAGACTTCGACGGCGCTGTTGGTAGCGTCTGGTATATCGGAGCAGTCCGCTAACTTTACGCAAACCACGACACAGAACTTTACGGCATCTGGTGTGTCAGAGCAGTCTGGAAATTTTACGCAAACCAGCACAGGCAACTTGATCGCCAAGGGGCTGTCTACGCAGATAGCAGACACCATACAAACCACGCTGGCTACTCGGATACGCGAAACAGCCCTGTCTATGGACAGCACGTTCCTGCAAACCACAGCGCCTAGTGTTGTGTTTAGCGGCAATGCTGATATCGTCTTTATCTTCGATCAAACCACTCTTGGTGCTTTGCTATGGGAAAATTTAGACGCGGGTACAAATCAGGAGTCGTGGTCAGAAATCACGCATACGGGAGATACATGGTCAGAAGTGTCAACAAGTGGTACAGTTGAGACATGGACAGAAATGGTGAAGTAAATGGCATCTGAGTACACAGTAAATAGTGGGATAGAAAAGCCCGGTTCAGGCGAGCAGTCAGGCACTTGGGGCGCTACCACCAACACAAACTTCGATATCATTGACCGTGTTTTGAGTGGCGTCGGCACAATTACTCTATCTGGCACGACCCACACCCTGACCACATCGGACGGTGCCGCATCAGAGGGTCATTACAGGGTTTTGCTGTTGGCAGGCTCTCCCAGCGGTCAAAACACCATAACAATCAGCCCCGCTGATCAAGAAAAGCTGTATTTTGTGTACAACAATTCTGGTCAAAGCGTCATATTCACACAAGGCAGCGGCGGGAATGTAACCATCTCGCAAAGTGATTACGCAATTATTTACGCGGACGGAGAGGGCAGTACGGCGAAAGTCACATTGATGACTTGGGGCGCTGCTCAGATAAAAAATAATGCGATCACCACGGACAAAATAGAAGATGACGCCGTTACTGCCGCAAAAATTGCCGATGCTGAAAGGTTCGCATCCGGCACCAAGATGCTGTTTCAGCAAACTGCGGCTCCTACCGGCTGGACCAAAGATACCTCGCATAACAATAAGGCGCTCCGTGTTGTCTCAGGTACAGTCGGGACAGGCGGTACTCGCAGCTTCACAGGATCATTCCAGAGCCATACCCCGGCAGGTACGATCAGCAACAGCGTCTCAGGCTCCACGGCCTCACACACACTGACCACAAGCCAAATTCCGGCCCACGGCCACTCAATCACAGGAACCTACACCATCGACAATGGTAGTGGTGGCGGCGGTTCGTTCCCGCACGGCTCCGCTCGAAGCACACCCGGCGTCAGCATCTCTAACTTCCTAAATATCTCCGCGTCGAACACAGGCGGTGGTGGAAGTCACTCTCACGGCGCGGGGTCACTGTCAGTTTCATCGTCCTTCTCAGGCACGGCAATCAACCTCGACGTTCAGCACGTTGATGTCATCATCTGCACGAAAGATTAAGAATGAAGCTGGAAGTTAAACAGAACTGTCCGCTAAATGATTTTAACCCGTGCAAGCAGTTTGATTGTGCGTGGTTTATGAAGATAGCTGGGACAAATCCAAATGATGGACAGCCTACAGAAGAGTGGGGATGCGCCATGGCTTGGCTTCCTATTCTGTTGATAGAGAACGCACAGCAATCAAGGCAGACAGGGGCAGCGGTCGAATCATTCCGAAACGAGATGGTTGAGTCTAACAAGGTGTCTCAAGCAATAGCCGCATTGAGCGCAAAGAATAATAATAAATTGTTGGAGATGTGATGTGCCTCTTCAAAAACTACAGTTCCGCCCCGGCGTAAATCAGGAAATCACCTCGTATTCCAATGAAGGTGGATGGAGAGATTGCGACAAAATCAGATTTCGCTTTGGATACCCAGAAAAAATAGGCGGCTGGGAAAAGTATAGTAGCAACACATACGTTGGCTCTGCCCGTGCGCTCCATAACTGGATCGCCCTTGATGGATCAAACTATCTGGGCATTGGGACGCATCTGAAATACTACATCGAAGAGGGCGGCGCGTTTAATGATATCACGCCCATAAGACTCATCACTGGTGCAGGTGATGTGACATTCTCTGCCTCAAATAATAGCGCCACCCTAACTGTTACTGATGCGTCTCATGGCGCGGTTGAGAGTGACTTTGTGACATTCTCCGGTGCCGCATCTCTTGGCGGAAATGTAACTGCCGCAGTTTTAAATGCAGAGCATCAGATAGATAGAATCGTAAATGCAAACTCTTACGAGATCACCCTTAGCGTTACTGCCAACTCATCTGATAGCGGAAATGGCGGCGGTAGCACAGTTGGGACATATCAGATCAATGTTGGACTCGACACTGTTGTTGGCGGCACGGGCTGGGGCGCGGGTGCTTGGAGCCGTGGTGCTTGGGGATCTGCGGAGCCAAACGGCCTGACAACGGTTACCCAAATAAGACTGTGGTCGCATGACAACTTCGGGGAAGATCTGATTATCAATCCCAGAGATGACAACATTTATTATTGGGATAGAACCAACAACACCTCTACTAGGGCTATTGAGCTTTCTACAAAGAGCGGAACAAAGACCAGTGTTCCACAAATAGCCAAGCAGGTTCTTGTGTCTGATCAAGACAGGCATGTGATTGCATTTGGGTGTGATGCCCTCGGTGCAAATTCAAGCGCAACCCAAGGTGACGGGATACAAGACCCGCTCCTGATACGCTTTTCATCTCAAGAGAATCCCATAGACTGGTTCCCGACAAGCACAAACACAGCCGGTGATTTAAGGCTAGGCTCTGGCTCTAGGTTTATTCAGGCTGTGGAGACAAAGCGTGAGATACTGGTTTGGACTGACACATCTCTAAACTCTATGCGCTTTATTGGTCCACCGTTTACTTTTGGCCTGCAACAGCTTGCCTCAAACATCACGATCATGGGTCCAAATGCTGCGGTTGCCACAGAAGATGTTGTCTACTGGATGGGGAT